ATCATCATATTTCTCTACATCCATATCTAGTCCTAAAATTTCTATTTCAACTTCGGCTTCTATTGCCATATTCTCAATAGCATTGAATACAGACCCTGCTAAAGCGTCTGCTAGGTCTTTAGATCCAGCATTGGGGTGATCAATTTTATTATTAGAAAATAATCTTAACTTCAACAATTCCTCTTCAACAAGAATGTGATTCCAATACCCTCTCAATCTTGTATCATAAATTGAAGTCATCAATGTATCATAATCCGTTTTTTTAACAGAATGAAAATCTGCATTAATACCTTGTGATCTTAAGCTTTGAATCATTTCAATTGACTGCCATCTGTCAAATGTAACTTTAGCTACATCAAACCGTTTACATAAATCAACAATCATCTGTCTAACTGAAGCAAAGTTAATTTCTTCTCCTGGAGCCGCCTTCCATGAATGAACTAAATCAACATTAATAATTGGTAAATGCTCGGTACCCATAGATGTACTTATTTCTTTAAAACCAGTACAATGAGACATGCATAGCGCAGTTCTATCTCTCTTATGACCAAGGTCTATATGTATATACCTTCTATGCCCATCTGTATTATTAAACCATCTATGAAATCTGCCTTCTTCATCAACTGGATTATCCCCGTACATAAAAGCTTTTCTAACTTTTTCTTCATCTCTGAAATATGCGTCTTCCATTGTTGGAGGTTCGCATTCAAATCTTGATGCCGCTTCAATTGGATTTCTAATATATTCTGATTCCAACTGTTCTCTTTTAATTGTAGGATTAACTTCCCATGTCGCAGCTTTAATAGACCATGTTTTTGGTTCATTCTTTTCCCTAGAATTAAAATATCTCTGCTGAATAAAGTCACCTTTATAGCGAGGGAATGACAAAAGAATTACTTTTCCTATTTCTGGGAATCGGGACATCACAGATAATTTACTCATGTTATAAATTGCAGATGCCGATCCTTTTGATCTAACTTCACCTTTTAATTCACTATCTGTTTTAAATGCTGAAATTTCGTCTAGAATAACTGTTAATACTTCATAACCTTCCCAACCTTCTGATTCAGAGTGTCCAGAAAATAATCTCACTGGGCGAGAAAAGAAAAATATTTCTGATACTCTAGGTTCAAATCCGACATTATTAAAGAAAGGAGATGATAGCAAAAGGTTCTTTAATGGTTCAAAGAATACTCTCTGAGCTTGTTGTGCGTTTACAGCCAGGTTCAAAAGGTCTATGTAAACACCATGAGCTTTACCGTAATAGCCCAAAGGGTCTCTCAAACAATGTAACAAATAAACTGTGTAAGCCATAGATATTCTTGCACAATGGTCTTTACCCGATCCCTTGCCGAGCATGCAAATTACTTCATTGTCTGTATACTTCTTATAATATTCAGCACCAGCTTCTTCTCCATAAAGTTTTTGTAAAGTAGGTAATTTGAAAATCTGTGTGCTATGCTTTACGATCTCAAGCTGAATTTCAGATAGAGGCGGTAATCCTAAATAATGTTTATCTTGAACAAAAGTTTCAATAGAGACAGGTTGTTCCATAAGTTCATCTTGTCTTAATAAGCGATCAAAGTCGTTAAATTCAAGGTTGACACCGAGGAAGTCAGACATTTTTCAAACCCCCCTAAATGGCGAAAATAGCGTTCTCAAATTATGAGCAAAATAGCCCTTAAATGGCAAAAATAGCGTTCTCAAATTATGAGCTCTCTTCCGTTTTAAGGTTAACGGGCTTGCCAGTCATTATTTCAAATGCAATTTCTAACTCTTTTCTAACTTCTTCTGCAATGTCTGGGTATTTGGAAATAACATCTCTGAGAATCTTAGACAAGATCTGGTTGACATTCTCTGCCTTCTGCATTCTGGCGATGTATTCACCGTCAGTTTGATTCCCTCCCATCAACTTATGCAATTGAGCCTTCTTAGTAGCCAACTCTCCTGCAAGCTTGATCGCTTGAATCCTGGCGGCTACCATGCCGTTATCGGTAGCAATATTTATAGTTTCCCACGCTTCCTTACTTAATTCATCAAATTCAGTAAGAGCCTTAATTGTATTAAACTGAACTTTTTCAAGGAAAAATGGGTCTTCTTCAATTGTTTGATTTAAAATTAATTTATATTCTTCAATATATTCTTTTATTTCATTAATTGGGATAGTCATCAAGGTGGAAATTTCCCGCATTGAATATCCCTTTACATGCAGAATTCCCACTTGTTCAACATCTTTAATTTTTTCAATCAAACTTTTTGTTTTAACTACTTCAATATCTGACATAATCTATCTACATACCTCTCCGACACTTTTTCCCATGTCATGTTCTCTTTTATATACAACGCCGACATATATGTGCGGTTGGAAATTTCTTCATAGTTGTTTACTGTGTATAACATTTTATCACATAAATCGTCAAAATCTGGCTTCGCCCAGTAACCAGTGTTCTCATATGTACCAGACATTTTGTAATCAGATATTGAATAATCAAGTGGGACAGAGAAATGAGCAAATTCGGAACAGGCAGAAAAATTCGTGCATATAGTTGGTATGCCTTTTGCTATAGCTTGAAACGGGAGCAAGCCCCACCCCTCCCCACTTGTCGGATAAAGTAAACAATCTGCTTTATCATAAATGCGACCAAGCTCTTCTGCGCTAACTTCCCAATCAATTATATCAATCTGCGGATGATTTAGTCTGCCCTTCATTCCACCATTATAGGATCTCGCATCTGGTGGACCTTTGGATTTATAAATCATCCGATACCCATCATCGCCGCTAAATAGTTTGATGAATGCATCAACAGCTACTTGAGAATTTTTTCTCGTGGATGGTGAGCCAATACTCAAAAAAGTAAAAGGACTTTTCCTGACTCTCTTAAGCGGAGAGTATATTGCAGGGTCAACGCCCAGTTGAAAATTATAAACTGGTTTTACAACTCCACTATTTATAAAAACAGAACGCATAAAGTCAGATGTTGTCCAAACTTCATCCATTCTATTCAAATCATCCAGCCAGTAATCAGGTAGTTTGTTGGTCTCCCAGTAGGTAAAGCCAATTTTATAATCACCATGCCGACCATAAGACTCAGGAAGGCAGTGATTAATAACCACACCTTCATAAATATCATTCCTTCTTGCGTAACCAATCTGAAGCCCGCTAATTTCTTGCGGGCTTTCATTTTCAATTTTGCAAAAATCCAATCCGCTTTTGCTAATATGTTTTGTCAGGTGATATGAGGCATCACCATAACCTTCGCCAATTCTTGACGAGCCATTATCTGTCCAAGTGATCATTCTTCTACTTGAAACGCAATCTTTTTACCAGCAGCATCAGCAGCTTCTCGCAATTTAGGCATGGGCAGACCGTGTACTTTTGTATACTCAACTCTGTAATTAAACCAGCCTTCAACGGCTCTCCACATTCTGTCATCTGTTTTGACTGCCAGTTCCTCAAGATCTTCTGGAGATAGCAGGAAGCTCAATACGCCCAAAGGCATATAAACAACAACATCATAATTTGAATCCTTATCTTTTGAATACCTGCTAAGCAAATTCTGGAATTGCTGAACCATACCTTGCACTGGCGACCCAGAGAAATGTTCTACATTGCCATAAACATTTCTTTCTCTAGGACAAACATCGTCAACACCGACAAAAGCCCCATAACTTCTGCACACCAGAGGTCTAAACCCATAGATAGTGCAGCCATCTTTATAGAATGCACACTTCCTTTCAGTTTCACCACCGAATTGCCATGTCTCATCATACATTGCCTCCTTTAAAGAATTAACTACTGAATTAAACCATTCATCGGCAAAATCCTTGCCCTTGTTTTCTAAATGCAAATAAAATTGCTGAGTAATGTGAAATGCAATATTGGCACACTCTGTCATGTGAATTGTTAAACCAATTGAACAACAATTGCCAGAACCAAGACATTTGTATTTTGTCTTATTCTGGCTTGCCTCAATCATTCTTGCTTGGTTGTAAACCATATCAAGCTCTGCGAAGATTCCTAAATCCCCTGCCGCTACTTTCCTTTGCATTACCTACCCATGCCTTTCTTTTTTTGCTGCATTGATTTTCTCCTATCACGCTTCATTTGTTCAGATTTCTGTTGCATTGGTGATTTTGGCTTTTTAGATGTAGCAGATAAATTTCTGCCCTTGCCTCTAAATTTTAAAAGGTCGTATTTCTTACACCAGTTATAGAGACCCTGTGGGGAGATTTCAACATTGTAAGTTTGCTTTAGCAGCTTTACAATGTCAGTCAAATTCATCCGCTTCCTCACATAG